GAGCCATTGGTGCCCCCGCCGCTGAAGTTGGCACCACCGCCGCCGCCCGCCCGAGTTACGGCGCTGCCAGTGATGCTGCTCGATGTTCCGTCGCCTCCGTTTCCGGAGACGTTGTTTGCGGTCGTGTTGCCACCGGCTGCACTCGCGCCACCACCGCCGCCAGAAGGGTACGGGTTCCCGGTGTGCGCTTGGTTTCCGCCCGCGTTGCCTTGGCCGGAAGTCCCGGCTCCACCCAAACGAGTCGCACTTCCGCTTGCGCCGCCGCCTCCACCTGATCCACCGGAAGGAGCAGTGCCGGTTGAATATCCACCACCTCCACCTCCTGTGCTGGTGATGGTGTCGAATACAGAATTGCTACCGTTTGGGGCGTCCGGTCCTGCGTTGCCGTTTCCGCCGCCGCCGCCTGCCCCGACCGTTACCGTGTAGGACTGGCCGACCGTGAGGCTGTATCCGGTCGCGGTGCGGTAGCCGCCTGCACCTCCGCCGCCGCGACAACCACCGCCTCCGCCTGCGACAACGAGATACTCGATATTGTAGGTGCTGCTGCCGCTCGGCGGTGCCTTGGCGAAGAAGCTCTTGGTCGCGGCGAACATGGTCAGGGCGTGAAGTTTTGGATGAACGATCCGTACCAGTTCGTCCCGTCCGCAAAGAACGAGATGACGTCCAGGCGACCGAGCGTGGCAGTGATCGTCGGGGCCGTGCCGCCGGACCACTTCACGCCCGTGAACGTCGCCGTGGTCGTGCTTCCTGACGCAGGCTGCTTCAGGAGCACCACGAAGGACTTGCCTGCCGTGGCGGTCGGCATCGTGAACGTCGCCGCCGTGCCGGAGGTCAGCGTGGCCGTCTGCACCGTGCCGTTCGCCAGGTCGAACGTGTGGCTCGCGCCGACCGTTCCGATGGCGACCACGCCCTCGGTGTAGTTCTTGAACGACGTGTTGCCCTGCATCGACACGTCCGCGCCGGACATGCTCATCGCAGTCGCGGAGCTCGACTTGATGTCGTTGCCTGTCACGGTCAGGTCGCCCGCCACCGTGACGTCCGCGCCTGAGAGCGTCAGCGCCGTAGCCGTGCTGGACTTGATGTCGTTGCCCGTGACCGTCAGGTCACCTGCGATGGCAACGTCCGTGCTCGAAAGCGTGATGGCGGTCGCGCTGCTTGACTTGATGTCGTTCCCGGTGACGGTGATGTCCCCGGTCACGGTCACGTCGCCGCCGGAAGTCCAGGATGGCCCGCCGGTCGTGAGCATGGCAGGTGCCACCACGCCGTTGGCGATGGTCGTGCTGGTGCCGCCCGCAGACTTGGTGACGTTCCCGGTGAACGCCGAAGTCTGAATACCTCCGCTTCCGGTGAATTCGATCCCTCCGCCAACGGTCAGCTCCTCGACGTCGCCTGCGCCGGCCGTGTCGCGCCCGAGCAGCCTGTCCGTAGCGGACACGTTCTGCATCTTGGCGTAGGTCACGACATCGTTGTCGATGGTCCAGACGCTGCCGCTCGAGGAAACCGTGATGTCACCCTTGTCGCCATCGGCAACGCTTGCCGTGGCCGTGGACCACGAACCGTCGCCGCGAAGGAAGTTGCCGCTGCCTGGCGTCCCGGTCGCGCTGATCTTGGCGACCGTCACCACACTGTTGTCGATGGTCCAGGTGGCGCCAGAGCCGCTGACGGTGATGTCACCCTTGTCGCCGTCCGTCAGCGCAGGCACCGCCTGCCACGAACCGTCGCCGCGCAGGAACGTGCTCGCCGACGGGGTGCCGGTGGCGCTGATCTTCGCCATCGTGACGGCGCTGTTCGCGATGGTGGTCGCCGTGCCGCCTGCGGCCTTCGTGACGTCGCCCGTGAAGGCGCTCGTCTGGATGCCGCCCGACCCGGTGAACTCCACGCCGCCGCCGACCGTGAGCTGCTCGACGTCGCCCGTCAGCAGGCTGTCGCGGCCGAGAAGGCGGTCGGTCGCGATCTGCTGCATCTTGGCGAAGGTGACGGCGTTCGCCGCCACGGTCGCAGGCACCGTGCCCGTCCCGGACCCGGTCACGTCCCCGGTCAGCGTCACGATGCCGACGCCGTTCGAGCCGCTGCCGATCAGGAAGTTCACGAACTCAATGTTGTTCGTCCCGGCCACGGGCGCTTGGTTGAACGTGAGCGTGGTTCCGGCGATGGTGTACGTGTTGCGCTGCTGGTACACGCCGCCGATGAAGACCTGCGCCGAATTTCCGGCACCGCCCGGATCGCTCGCCAGCGTGAACACCGTCTGCGACCCCGTGCCGCTGAAGACCTGGCGGGTAATCGAGGTCGGAGCCGCGCTCGAACTCGCGGCCTGCACGGTCGGGACGCCATTGGCGTCGAAGGCCAGGAACGTGTTGGCGCGCACCGAGGCGGCCGGGAGCTCCATGTCCGGGCTGCCGTCCGAGATGGGCGCCTTGATCGAACGCGACACTTCCCCGGCCATCTGCTGGATCTGGATGGTCGCCCGGTCGAACGAGTCCGTGATGACCTCCGGGTAGAAGCCGCCCTGGTTGGTCAGGTCGGTCGGCTGGAGGTTGGCGATGTCCGAGGTGATCGTCAGCGTGAACCCGGTCGCCAGCGGCCCGGCGACGAGCGTGACCGTCCCGCCCGGGTTCGAGTCCTGGTCGATGTTCAGCGTGACCGTGTAGTCGGTCGTGAGAACGAGCGTGGTTTCCACGCCCGTGGAGGAATTCAGGCGCACGACGTCGAGGTCGGCGGCCGAGAAAACTTTAAAAGTGAAGGGCAGAACAGAGGCGGTCCCGTTACCGATGAACGGGCCGGCGATTCTCGTCGTGCTGCTGATGGTCATGGATGCATCGCCTCTTGGTTCAGCCTATGAATCACGGGTACGGTTACGGGTACTAACGCTGCACTCCGGTGAGCGGCGCGACCACCGCGCCGACGCCCTCGACCTCGCCCTCGACCACCGCCTCGATACCGTCGATGGTGCGGTTGATCTGCGCCGCCGGCAGCCCGGTGAACGCACCGAGCGTGTTGACCGCCGCACGGCGGAAGGCGCGGTCGAACTCAAGTTGCCCAGCCTGAGCGGATAGGGTGTACACGTCTCCAATTGCCGCCAAGCCAGCGGGGCCACCGTAACCCATCCGCACGCCCTCCGCGCCCGTCAGGAGCTGCGCTGCACCGCCAAACTCGCGGGCGATCACCATCGTGCCCATCATGTACGACAGCTCCTCGGCGGCGAGCTTGCGTGCCAGCGCCTCGGGATCGAATTCCTCGTCATCCGTGTTCGGCTGAAGCAGGCTCTTGAGCGCATAGCCAAATACGACCGGGACCACGAACAGCATCGCGTAATCGGCGGCTAGCTTGCCCTTGCTGCGTGCGGTCATCGTCTGCACCGCGGCCATGTTGTAAACCGTGTTCATGTACGAATAGAACACCGTGAACAACTTCGTATATGGGCCTCCGCGCTCAACAGCCGAAAGATCAGAAACGAGGCCACTGCCCTGAGCATCACGCACCGACTGGTCGGCGATGGATACGGCAACAGCATCGTCCTTCCCGGCGTCGAGCGCCTTCTGGTAGGCGCCGAGCCAGGTCGGGATGTCCACCGACCGCTGCATGTTCATCATCAGGAAGTAGGTGCCGGCGAACACCCGCCGCGAAATCTCTGTCTGTCCGCGTACACGGTTCTTGATCTCGTTGATCTCGCGGAACTGCGTGCGGCCACGCTCAGCCATGAACTGGCTTTTCTCGGCCACCATCTTTGCCGAGTCAAATGGGCTGGTCACGAATTGCGTGATGCCCTGACCGATGTACTTCGCGCCGACACGCACGATGCTCTGGTTGAAGCCGAGGATCTGGAGTGCCGCGCTGTTGATGTTGAATCCAAGCCGCGATGCACTAATTCCCTGCCTGATCCATGAAACAGCCGCCTCTCCGGCAACCTGCTGACCGCGGCCCCCGGTCGCATTGTCCTTCGTCCAGTCGCGCAGGTTCTTCAGGAACTCAGGCCCGCGAGTCTCGCGCACGGCGTTTGCGAACTTGACGTCCCGCAGCAGGCGGTTCGTCGAGATGAGCCACTCGTGCCACGCCAGGTCGTGGATTACGTCGTTCACCCCGCTGAAGGCGGCATCGAGCGTGTACAGGATCGGCCTGTCCACGACCTCCTTGGCGCGTGCCTTGACGAACGACCGACGCGTGGTGGCCGCCGTATACGCGCCTTGCAGGTCGCGCTTGGCCTCTTCGGCGGCGTCCACGGTAGCCACCCGGTCGGAGGCCACCGGGTCGTACTTGATCGGGTAGTAGCCGCCCTGGAGGCTGACATCCTTGCCGTCGACCGTGCGGACGGTGAACGGGACGGGTTTGACCCACTCAGGTTCCTTGCCATAGAGCCTGCGCTCCTTGGCGGCGATCTCCGGGCGGTAACTATCGATGAAATCCCACATCTGCTGCACGGCCAGCCAATCGGATTCGGTCAGGCTCTCAAGCACAGGTTGGACCTGCTCAAGCGTCCAGCCCTCGCCGTCAAGCAGGCGCTGGCGGTTGCCGTCGTTTCCCATATTTGAGGCGATGGCGATTCGGGCCTCCCGGTTCAGGCTGCGCCCGATGGACGGGAAGTACATCCCCTTGCCGCCCATTCCGCCGAGCGCAAACACGGGCTTCAGGATCTCGCCAAACTTCAACGATGATTCAGCACGCCGTCGCGTCTCAAAGTCAGCCGCTTCATTCGCCGTGCGGATGATGGCGTTCCAAAGCGGTCCGTCTTCCTTGCCGCCGTCGAGGACGCGAACGATGGACGCTGCCTTCAGGTGCTGGGCGGCGAACCCGCGCAGGAACGCGGCGGCGCGGCCGATCCCGGTCAGGGGCGTGCGCGGGTCGAGGCTCAGGCCGCGGACCTTGCCAGAGGCACGGATGCGCGTGACCGCGTTATCGCGCACTTCCTCAAACGCGGCACGCTCCTCGGCCAGACGCATATTCCGCTCGTTCTTGCCAACGTGCTCGATCTGCTTCACCGCGTCCACCAGGTCGCGGAACTCGCTGACCTTCATCTCGCGGTAGTTGACGCGGCGAGCTTCGTTGGCGATCTCCGGTGCGATGTCTGGCACCAGCCCGGCGGCCTCCTGCTCGGCGAGCCAGTCGGTGAGTGCCTTGCGCTCGTCCAGGCGCTTCAGGCTGACGGCGGCCACCTCGAAGCGGTCGAGGAGCCCGGCGACCTGGTCGGCCGCCTGCGCCCCCATGCGCTTGACGTTCTCGTCCCTGAGCACCCGGCGCAGGTACTTGACCTGCTTGTCCACCTCGGCCTTGACCCGCAGCGCCTCGGCGGCGAGCTGGTTCTGGTAGAGCTGGGCGCGCTTTGCCCGTATGCGGGCCTGCTCCGGATCGGCCCCGTAGCGCGCCTTGATCTCCTCCGTGCGCTCCTGAGCCATCCTGGCGGCCTCCACGCTGGCCGTGGTGGCCTCGGCCACGGCGGTCAGCTCGTCGGCCCCCGCGGCGATCCGCTCGTTGTAGGTCCGGGTATAGGCGGCACGGCCAACGGCCACGGCGTCCACGGGCGACCCGATGCGGGAGGCGTCACGGGCGGCGCGGGCCTCGGCGGCCACGAAGTCGCTCGGGCGCACGTCCCGGACACGCTTGCCGGCGATCAGGTCGCGGGCGACCTGCTTGGCCGCATCGACCATCACCCGCGCCGGCTCGGTCGCCTTGGACAGGTAGCGCAGCTCGACGGCCACGAACCGGGCGCGGGCCTCGTTGTGGAGCGCAGCCTGCACCTCGGCCTCGATGGACTCCGGGCTCGTCATGTCCCCGAAGCGCCTGAGCATCTCGGCGTCCGTCCGCTCGGCCACGATCTCCTTCATGGGCCGAGCCGCGACCAAAGCGCGGATCATCTCGTCGCCGCTCGAGTAGCCGAACGTCTCGGCCACCAGGTCCGGGTCGAGCCCGTCTAGGCCCATCATGCCGCCCTTGCCCGTCCCGAGCTTGGCGATGTCCGGGGCGATCACCGCCGGCATCGGCATCCCGGTCGCACGCACGGCCTCGAGCGAGGCAACGGTCGGAACCGACTCGTAGAGCTTCTTGACGCGCTTGGTGTCGAGGCGGTGCGGCCCCTCGACGGCGACCTCGGCCCCGTCCGCGTCCACGAACTTCCCGGTGCGGAGGTAGGTCATCGCACGGTAGACGGGCTCGACCTTGACCTCGGCGGCGATCTCGACGGCGACTTCCTTGCGCCTGGCGTCGTGCTTCTTCTGCACCTCGCGCAGGACGCGGCTGCGGGCGTTCCCGAGCCACTGCATCTGCCGCATGCTGGCGACGTTCATGTCGATGACCGACGCCTCGATGGCCTCCTGCTGCATCTGCTGGTACGCAGCCCACTCCGCGTCAGACATGCCGCTCTCGGCCTGCGTCTGGAACATCGGCTTCATCTCGTTAATGGCCGCCTGGCGCTTGATCGCCTCCTCGGACGCCAGCATTCGGTCGAACACGGCGCGGACCTCGGACGTGAGGATCGGCAGGTCGGTGCCGAACTCGCGGCGGTAGATCGCGTTCAGGTCATCGCGGATCGACTTGTACACGCGGCGCATCCACGCGGCGAGGCGGTCGAACACACCGCGCAGCTCAACGCTCGGTGCTTTGCCCTCGTACAGATACACCTCGAAGTTGTAGGTGACCTTCTCCTCCAGCGGCCTGCGCTGGTCGATGGTCATCGTCTCGTAGTTGTCGAGACGCTCCTGGAACGTCGCGCCCTCCACGCCCATGAAGTCGAACAGCGTCTCGAGGTCGGCGTTCACACGCGCTGGCGGCGTGGTGCCACGCGCCATGCGTAGGTACTCGGCGACACGGAGGTGGATCAGTTCGTGCGCGAGCGTCGATACATCGCCACCCTTGCCGACAAGGACGTTCAGAGTGCGCGGGTCGAATCCGCCGCGGGCTGGGCCGGGTGCCGCCTGACGGAACATCATCGGAGATGTCAGGTCAAATCGTTCTGACAGCGGGATGATCTTCCCGGAACCATCCTTTGTGATTGGATTGGCAAACTTGATCTGCTGCGGATTGAATGGAATCCATACGACATGCGGATCGCCGCCATACTTGCCACCACTGTCCTTGATGCCGTCATATCCAAGCTTTGTCAGAACATCGGTCGCCCAATCCGGGATTGAAGTCCATGCCTGCGTCCGGCCTTCAGCGATGTCGGAGCGGAGCGTTTCCATCCAAGATTGCGGATCACGAGTCCGCTTGTCCCACGCATCTTGCCCGTATTCATCTGCTGGCTTTCGCACGCGATTTGCGCGCTTCTGAAGCGCATCAACTACTGATGTCGGAATTGCAGATGTATCGAGCGGATTCGTGATGTTGGCGTATGCCTCAATGATTCCGGAATTGACCGCATGAGGAGAGTCGTAAACGAATCGTTCTCCTAGTCCCATGCCCTTCAGGACATCCATGAACTTCTGTTCGTCGTTGAACAGGCTTCCGCTGTTGAGCCAGAGTTCCTTTGCAGCAGTCAGCGCGTTTCCCTTGGCCTGACGAATCAAGAATTGCACATGGTCGCGTGACGCAATGGTTTTGGTATTGCCAACGATTTCCCCGGTTCCTTCGTCGGGATTTTCGTATCCAACCGTATACAAACGTTCGGTGGCAGTAGCGCGTTCTTCTGGCGTGAGATAGAACCACGCTTGGTCAAGAGTGACAGTGCCTCGCTGTCCGCGTGGCTTGTACTTGAACCATTGCTCGTATCCGATGTTCTCAATGCTCGTGTCTTCCTTGCCTTGGGCATAACCCTCTGCAATCGCACGAGTGTCGGTAAAGAACGGCATCGGCCCGGATGTGGCCCGCTTCTTCAGCAGACGGTTTCCGACTCGATCAATTCTCTGTGATCCGTGGTAGATGCGAAGCAGTTTTCCTGCCGCATCGCGCACTTGACTGGACGGCATCTGTCTTTCAGCCGCTTCGTCAATCATGCTTTGAACGGTTTCCGTATCTCCGCGCTCAATGGCTGTAAAGTAATCGGCGTTGAGAGTGGCGGCCTGCTCAAACAGCTTCGGGCTAGTGATGTCAAAGCGGCGCGACAGCGGGACGATGTTGCCCTGCTCGTCGTAGGTGACGGGGTTGGCAGACTTGATCTGCTCCGGAACCACAGCAACTTGTCCATCGTTTGATGTCCATACAGGATCATTTGGAACATAAGCAGTCGTTTCTATCACACGACCTTTCGCCGCTTTCTTCAACAACTCAATCAATCGATTTTGCCGAATCAATCCTTCGTCGGTGAAGAAGAATGTCGCATTGGCAGGTACGTCCCGTGGTTGCTGCAAACCAAGAGGAAGCAGAACCTCAACTTCAGCCATTTCGTCATCTGACAATTTGTCGTAATTGAGGACTTGATTATTTAGCAAACCACGGTTACCAACCGTAAATCTTGTAACTCTCTGTTGATTTGCAGCCCTCGCCGCCTCGTCCACCATGCGCTGCGCCGTCGCCATGTCGCCGCGCTCGACGGCAGCGAGGTAGTCGGCGTCGAGCGTGGCGGCCTGTCGAAGCATCGGCGCAGATGGAAGCCGATACATTGTCGCGCTGATCGCAAAGTCCTTGTTGGAACCCTTGTTTTCAACAAATCCAAGGCGCTTGTACCACGCAACTAGTCGCTTCTTGTTTGCACCGAATTCACCAGTCGGAGAGATATCAATTCGCTTTCCTGCTTGATCGGCGTATGCAATTAGGCTTTGCATCGCCCGTGTTGCCCGTCCTTCACCACGCAGGTCCGCTGGCACACGAATGATTCCTGGTCGGATTGTCGTGTCAGTTTCCGTAAGACGCTGCTCTACACCGATTTCCGCGAATGATCTTTTAACATCCGCAAGCGTAATTCGTGCAGCCTGCGCCATCGGCGCAGCCATACCTTCGCCGCGCACCTGCAACGGAACGCCGCGCTCGCGCTGGTACTGGGCCGGCGTCATCCCGGCCTCGGCGGCGTCCACGACCACCATCGCCTGACGCAACTTGGCAATCGTCCGCGCCTCAATGTCGGTGAACTGGCCGACCGCACGGACCTGCTCAAACGCCTCGTCCTCGACCTGCTGCGCCTCGGCGACGAACGCAGCGTCGGCTTCCTGCTTTGCTGCAAGGATCGTGCGTGCCTCCTCCACAACTGCCTGCCGTTCAGCCTCGAACGCCTGCGCCTCGGTGGCGCTCATGGCGTCCGGCGACAAGCGCATGTGCGGCAGCAGCGCGTTCCCGAGTTCCGTGTTGGCGAGCCGAGCGCCGAACTGCGCCGTCTGGATCGTCACGTCCCCGCCCGTGGCGACCGCTTCGTCCACCTGCGCCTTGATTCCGGGCAGCACCTCCTCGAGCTGCGCCGCCGTCAGGCCGCTCTGCGCGAACAGCTCCTGCGCCATGCGCCCGTCCACGTAGATCGTCTCGGCGGGGCCGTCCTTCGCCTGCGCCTCGAGGAACCGCTCGTATGCCTCCGGGCTGCGCTTGGCAAGCCGGCTTTCCTTGCTTGCAGTGGCGAGCTTCTCGAAGAACACCTGCTGCCGCTCGGTGTTGGCCGCACGGTTCAGGTCTACGTACAGGTTCGCGCCCGGTCCGATGCCGCCCAGGATGGCCGACCCCATCGCGCCCTGCACGAAGGCATCCACCACGCGCTCGGTGGCCTGCCGCAGGCCCGTCTCGCTGTCGATCCCGGACGCCGCCTTGGCGATCTCCTCGCCGGCGATGATGACCACCTCTTGGAGCGCCTCCTCGCTGGCCCCGGTCCCGACCTGAAGGATGTATCCCTTCCCGGCCGCGGCGAGCGCGGCGCGTGTCGTGGGCTGCGCGACGGCCTTGGCGACCGCCTCAGCCATGAAGCGCTTGGCAAGCGCCTGGAACGGCTTGGCGGCGATCTTCATGCCGACCACCTCGATCACGCCGTTCAGGAACCCGCCGGCCACGGACACCGGGATGGCGACGTCATCCTCGACGCCCTCCTCGCGCAGGTCGAGGTACAGGTTCCCGGCCTCCATCTGCCCGGTCGTGGCGACCACGCCTGCGGTCGCGCCGAGCGCTCCGCCGGCAACCGTGCCGACCACGGGCACCACGCTGCCGAGCGCCGCGCCGCCGACCGTGAACGTGCCAATCCCTCGGATCTGTGCAAGGTTCTGTGCGATGACCTCGGTGGTCGCGCCCAGGAACCCGACGTCCACCAGCTCGCGCATGCGGTCGCGGATCTTGGACGCACGCTCGAAGTCCTTGGGCTGCGCCAGGCCAGCCATCGCCATGCCGCCGATCTCTCCGCGCTCGGCGCCGAGCTGGCCGCGCTCAAAGCCCCGGCGCATGCCCGGCGTGGCACCCGTCCAGTACACCATCGCCCAGTCCTGCATGATGGGCCGGATGGCATCCAGCACGCCGACGTCATCATGCGCGACCTCCGCGAACTCCTTGTTGGCGAGGAAGTTCGCCATGACCGGGTCGGTGCGGAGGAAGTCCTTTGAGCGCAGGTCCGTGAGGTACGCCTGCTGCTCGGCTCGCTGCATGTCCGCACGGGCCACCTCGGCCGGGATGCCTACCTTCCGTCCCACCTGAATGGCGCGTGCGGCCTCGTCCGGGTTGACGGCCCGGGCGCCGAGCACGGCGGCGTCGAGCGATTCGCGGTCGTTCTCCGCGATCTGGCGGGCGATGGGATCGACATCTGGCATCGCCATCGTCGGCTGTGACGTCGGGACGGCGGCACGTGACGCGATCTCGGACGCAATCGGGTCGACATCGTCCTGGACCTGCGAGGGCGAGAATCGTGCCATGCGCTCGTTGATGTCCGGCTCGATCACTTCGGCTTGCCCTTCCGGGTCCAGTATTCAAGGATCTGCGCCTCTGTCGGGGACGCGATGCCGGCGCGCATGAGTTGCTGCTCGGCCATGCGGTACTGCGCGAATGGCACTTCCTGGTCACCGATGTCGTAGTACGCCTTCCCGAGCTCCTCCTGCGTCATCATGGCGACTGGAATTCTTGGATCTCTCGCCCATGAGATGGAAACGTATGCCTCGTCCACGATGGCCTTGCGGATGATGTCGCGCTTTTCGTCTGGGCTGATCTTCCCGCCACGCTCCCGCTGGCGAATCTCGATCATCTGCGTGATGTTGTTTCGGAAGATCAGGTGGCGCTGCGCGTCGGTCGATCCACGAGGTGCGTTGACGTACTGCGGCATGCCCATGTCCGTGAGTTGGCGGTTGATGTCATCCGCATCGACCTGCGCCTCGATGATCTTCTCGGGCTGGTTGAGTTCGCCGAGGAGTTTGACGTAGGTGCCGGGCGTCATCTTCGTGCGGTTGCGCTCAAGCCACTCGCGGGTGAGCATGGCCGGGTTACGTGCCAGCTCCTCCTGCACGCCGATCTCGTCAGACTCGCGCTGCTGCGCGTAGAACGACTGTCGGTCCTTCGGGCTCAGGGCGGCCATCTGGCTCTCAAGAGCCGGCGGCAGGTTGAACATGGAGTTGCCCGGCACCGCCATGTGGTTCTCGTAGGCGTCGATCAGGGCGCGGTATTCCTGCGTCCTGAGCGCCTCGTCCTGCGCGTACTGCGTCCTGAGCTGCGCCTGCACAGCCTTGCGGACGTCGTCGTCCTTGATCGACTCGGCGCGCTCGAGCGCATCGCGCAGCGTGGCCGGCGGCTCGGCGCCTTCCTTCGCCTCCTGCCCGTAGGTCTTCGGGTCGCTTTTGGCGTACAGCGTCCCGGTTTCCTTGATGCTTGCCGTGAGCTCGCCGATGACGGCGCGCTGCTGGTTGGTCATCACGCTCTCGCGCAGCGCCTGCGCCGCCCTGGCGTCGAGCATTTCCTGCGTGTCCGGGTCGGACAAGAACTCGTCGGCGGCGGCATACTCGCCGTTGACGAGCATGGAATCCACGATGCCCTTCGCCATCCGGTCGTGGACCTTCTGCTCGAGCTGCTTCATCTGCGCCGAGTCGGGCGCGTAGCCCATGAGTTCGCCGGCCTTGCGGGCCTCGTCCACGGCCGTGTCGGCGTAGGCGGCATACCGGAGCATCCCGACCGGGCGCCCGGCGGCGTCCTTCTCGTTGCGGCTTGCCCAGGCGAAGATGGCGTTGTCGGCGTTCACCTCGCTGCGTGCGATGGCCTCGTTCGTGTTCCAGACGCGCACCTGGCCGTTGCGGTGCTGCTGCATCCGGCTCTGGAACATCCCCATGTTCCGGGCGAGGATGGGCGCGTACATCGCACGCTGCGTGTCGTTCTTCAGCGTGTCCATCGCCGCCGCGCCGGCCTGCGACAGCTCGCCCATCGACGCCTCGAAGTCGCGCTCGGACTGCTGCCCGACCGTGCCGAGGAAGCGGTCGGCCACGCGCTGCATGGCCGTCGTGCCCATCACGTCGGCCTGCTTGGTCGTGGCATCGTCGATCCCGTCCTGGATCGCGGAGCCCAGCCGGAAGGCGGCGTTGCCTGCCCCGGTCATCGCCTGCCCGAAGCGGGCGAGCTGCGGCCCGGCAAGGTTCTCGGCGGCCTGCACGCCAGGCGCCTGGAACTGGCCGATGTCGCCCGGCGCCTGCGGCGCGACCTGCGGGACGAACGTGGTCGGTACGGTGGGCATTGGTCAGATCCTCTGCGTTCCCACGCCTGAGAGCAGTTCCTCGATGCGGCGGTTCCTGGCCCACGTGGACCCGATCTCGGTGGCGCTGCCGAGGAGGCTGGTGCCGAGGGCCATGCCGGGGTAGATCGTTCCTGCGGTCGCCTCGAGGTTTCGGGCCGAGATTCCGGCCATCGTGGCCTGAGCGCCGAGGTTCGTGGCGGCGAGGCGGGCGGCCTCCTGCTCGCGCACGGTGGCGGCGCTGATGCTCAGGCGGTCGATCTCGGCCATCAGGTCCATGCTGCCGATGATCTCGCGTGCAGAGCCTGCGCCGAGGACGGCCCCGCGTGCGGCCAAGGACGCCCGTGCGCCGGCCCGGGCCTGCCCGGCGCGCATTCCCATGATCCCGGCCCGCATGGCGCCCTCGCGGCCGACCTGCGCGGCGGTGAACTCGGCGCCCTGCCGGTTGATGCGGGCCATCTCGCCAGCAAACCGCTGGTTCTGCGCCTGCATCTTGAGGGCGTTCTTCTGGCTCTCGGCTGCGTAGTACGACCCGATGGCGCTCGACGCGGCCCCGAAGATCGAGACAATCGGCCCAGCGACGGTCATGCCCTCGGCGAAGGCCGGGGCAAAGCCTTGCATGAATGTGCCGCCATCGGCCGCAGCCGCCGCGGCGGGCGCCGATGGCATCCCGCCCGTGCGTTCGTAGTAGGGCAGGTTCGTGCCCGTCAGCATCGTCCCGACGCTTTGCGTCTGGTACGGCATGTTGAGCATCCACTGCTGGGCCGGGGTCAGGTTCATGTCATCCTCCGATGGCGACCTCGAGCGTCAGCCCGACGATGGTCAGGGGCAGCGGGTCAGACTGCCGCACGAAGATGCGCCCGGCCTGCTGCCAGGACGGCGTCAGCTTCACGCCGATCTCGTCCGTCTTCAGGGCCGGGGGGCTGCCGTAGGGCTCCGTGGTGCGCTGCTTGGCCTCCACGAGGTTGTCGAGGCTGGGGCCGATGAAGATGCCGCTCGAGCTCACCACGCGCAGCCATGCCTCGTTGATGTTCTTGGCGCGGCCCTGCCCGAACGCCTCGACCTGGAGCGTCATCGGCAGCGTCTCGAGGTCGCTGTCGTAGGGCAGGCCGACATGGACCACGGTCGATGCGCGCTGGAGCGCGACCGTCCCTGCCGTCACGACCTTCTGCGGCATCACGGCCCCGTCCGCGAGGATGCTCACGGTCTTGCCCTCGAGGTGCCCAAGCCCTGAGATGGAGTCGCGTGCGAATGACCACCGCGTGGTCGCCACGCCGCGCAGGGCGGGCGCGATGACCTTGTCCACCTTGGCGGTCGCCACCGTGGTGCTCGACGTGCCGAGGATCGTCAGGCGGTACTGCGTGCCGTCCGTGGCCGTGATGACGATGGCGTCGTTGATGTCCGTGGTCGCCGGGAACTGGAAGATCGCGGCGCTCGCCGTCACGGTCAGGACGTCTGCCGGACCCCAGGTCGAGCCGCCCGTGACCGTCACCGTGGTCGAGCCCGTGTTCGTGCCGTCGTAGCTCAGGCCGCTGTCCACGAAGAAGCAGTCCTCGATGTCCCCGACCTGGCGGCTCGCCATGCGCTCGACGTACCGCTTGGTCGTGCCGCCGATGGTGCGCTTCACGATGACGTACAGGCGGTCCTCGACGCCTTCCGCGACCACCGTGCATGACTCAAACGACCCGTCCGTGTCGTGGCGGTGCCATGCGCCGATCTGCTGCTCGGGGATGTAGGTGAGGCCCAGCAGCCTGCCCGTGCTTGAAATGAACCACAGGAGCGGCTGCGGAGCCTTGCTGTAGCACATGTCCGAGATGTCGAAGTTGTCGAACAGGTGCGTGGCGCGCAGGCTCAGGTCGCCCGTCACGAATCCGCTGGCCTGCCACGAGTAGCCGAGCTCGCGCACGTGGCCGTCGCGGGCCGAGCAGTAGACCACCGTGTTGTTGACGATGGACGGCTGGACGTTGTTGGCCCCGACGTATGCCTGCGGGCGCACGGAGATCGTGGTCGGGGTGATGACGTCGCTGTTGACCGGGGAGATTCGCCACTCTGCGGCGCTCGTCAGCGCGAGGAGCTGCGTGAGCGGCACCAGGTGGCGGATGGTGTTCGCCTCGCGGGCGGCCACGGTGAAGGAGATGCGGTCGGTGTCCTGCACCGGGATGTGGTAGGACATGTCGCTCTCGGTGCCCGTGCGGGTCATCCAGAGCGTCTGGGGCGCGAGCGTGGTCCCGGCGAAGACGCGGCGCTGCTCGAAGTAGCTGACCGCGCCGGGGAACTGGACCGCCGACAGGACCGCCGCACCGAACGTGGCGCTCGACCCGCCTGCCGCCGAGGTGACGGTGATGGTCGGGCTGGTGTAGTTGCGCCCGCCGTTCACGACCCGGATGGCGGTAATGACGCCGCCCTGGACGATGGGCTCGAGCACGGCCCCGGTCCCCGTGGTGTCGGTGACGCCGATGGTGACGCTGCCATAGACCAGCGGCGTGAGCGTCGGCAGGAGCCGTGCGCCGCTGCCGACCACAATTGGGGCGGGGAAGGCGCTGGTATCCGCACCGCCTACCGAGAAGGTCGGGTCGCTGTACAGGCTTCCGCCGGCCGTGACGGCCACCGCCGTGATGACGCCCGCCGACTCGGTCACGGTGAACGTGGCGCCGCTCCCGGTCGGGTCGGCCACGGTCACCGATTCGCCGCTGTCGTAGTCCGTGCCGCCGGCGATGACCGCCACGGTCTGAAACGAGCCGCCGCTCACCACCGTCGAGCCGTAGCCAGATCCGCCGTTCGTGACCGGGACAGACAGGATCGCGCCCGGGACGAACGTCGTGTCCGCGATGGGCGGCGTGATCCCGAGGTTCGGGGCGATGTTGTTGTCCGTGAACGACAGCGACTGCGTCTGCCCGATGTAGCCGTACAGGCCGCTTTGGCGCTTGTAGACGTTGTAGAGCGCCGCGCCCGCAGACGCCGCCCAGGTGACCGTGTTGCTCGATCCCGGCGCGTTCAGGTTGTTCGTGACGCTCACCGCCGCGCTCGGTGCGCTCTCGTCGATCCCGTTGTCAGCGAATGCCGTCACCACGTAGTACGAGTCAGAGTCGATGGTCTTCGCGCCGAACTGCACGAAGCCGCCGCCCGACCACGCCGTGAACGAGGTCGTGTTCACCGGGACGCCGCTGTCGTATGCGCGCAGCGACAGCGTGTTCACGGCAGGCGTAGAGTTCACGGTGTAGAACCCGCGCACCTGGGTCATCGTGCCGCCGTCCACGTAGACCGGGTCATCGACCGCGAGGCCGTGGTTGCCGATGGTCGTGATGACGCCCGGATTCGCCTGCGTGAACGCCGTGATGTTGAGCGCCTGCCCACGGTTGGCAGTCACCGCGACCGAGGTCGGGGTGCTGACGGTCGGCACGAACGAGATCGTGGACAGCACCCACGTGGTCGCACCCAGCCGGCGCAGCTCGCGGGGCGCGTAGTTTGGGTGGACGAGCGTCAGGACGTCCGCAGACTGCACGTAGTGGATGTCGAACAGGTCGGCCTCGGCGTAGGGGTTGGGGATCTCGTAGATCCCCGCCGGGAGCGCGTACCAGTACGTGGCGTTCGGCGGTGCGTTGCCCGTGGTCGCCGCGATGCAGTAGTAGTTCACGCCGCCCGAGGAGACGAGCGCGCCGATCGAGTAGGCCGTGGCATTGTTGTAGGCGGCAGGCGTGCCGGGGCCGAGCGTGGCGCCCTGCGTGTGGAAGCGGAAGTAGCCAGCGCCGAGCTCGAGCACCATCGTCTGCGTGGTGCTGAACGTGAACGGCAGGAGCCTGGTCTTCTTGGTCGAGTCCTTCACCTCGCGCACGAACTGCGTGCCGGGCCGGTTCTCGACGGCTCCTTGCGGCAGGGCGATGAAGTTCCGCATCGTGGCCGCGCCCGTCTGGAAGCGGACATCATCGATGCGCCCGAACATCTCCGGGCTGATCTCGCCTCCTCCGAATGAGCGGTGGTAGACGCGGGTCTGTGCCATCGGTCAGCGTCCAGAGATCCAGGGCGTGATGTGCTCGGGCTTCACGTCGCGCTGGCTGGCGTCGGACGCCTTCGCCTGCTGGATGTAGCCAAGCGCCATCTGCATGCACTTGCGGCCCTCTGCGGCGCCCTCGGCGCCCTTCACGACCGGGCCTGCGAGCATCGACGCGAGGTGCCACGCGAGCGCGTTCGAGAACAGCGGGTCGAACTTGGTCGGGTCGGTGACGAGCGCCTGGTAGCGCAGGAGCGCATTCTCCTGGTTGGTGTAGATCACCTTGTTCCCGGCCGTGTCCGTCTCGATCTGGTACTCCTGCGGGACGTAGGTTCCGCCGGCGACGAACGGGGTGTTGATCCAGCCCCAGCCGTAGCGGTCGGCCGGGTAGGCGCGCACCGCGTAGTCGTTCTCTGCCTGCGGGGGCAGCACCGCCACGGCGGTCATCATGTCGCCCGGGCAGGCATATGCGTACTTCCACATCGTGTACGGCATCGTCACTTGCGCGAGGCTGACGCGCCGCGAGGCGAAGCTCCAAGTGTGCATCTGGAGCAGCGTGTCGCGTGCGATGGGGTAGAACCGCTGGCAGTGCTCTGCCTGCGCGGAGCCCTCCGGCGGGTCGATGCTTGCGACCGTGGCATCATCCCCGAGGTATGCGAGTGCGAGGTTGCACAAATCGACGACCGATGGCAAGTTATTCGCTCCTTCCGAGGTACGCGATGGCGTTTGCCAAGGCGGTCACGCTGTCCCTGAAGTTCCCGAGCCCAACGTTGCATGAGTGACACAGCAGTCCACGAATATTTCCGCTGCTGTGGCAATGGTCCACGTGAAACACTGGACCACACAATCCCTTTCGACCACCAGGATCTGTCGTACCGCAAATGGCGCACTTGCCATTCTGCTGCTCCAGCATTTCCTGATAATCGCTGCTGGTGATTCCGTGCGTTGCCTTCAATTTGGCATTACGTCTAATTTGCGCGTGTCGCAGTGGGTGCTTTTTATATCGCGTCTTTGCAATCATTGCGGAGCAAGGCTTGCATGTCGACTGCACTCCACCCTTTGCCACGGCGTGCTTGGAGAAATCCGAACGCGGCTTGAACTCGCCGCAGCGCGTGCACTTCTTCGGATCTTTGCCGACGTAACCCAATGCTCGCTCCCTTCGTGACAGGAGGGGGGCCGGCGTGGACGGCCCCCCTCCCTTGTTCGCGAACTCAGGCACGCATCAGTTCGGCGTGGCTTCGGCCTTGGGCTTCCGTCCGGGGCGCAGCTTGCGCTCCGGCTCGGCGGCGTCGAGGACGGGGCCGCCGTCCATGAACTCGATCACGTCGGGGAGAGCAGGGCCGGAGTAGCGGAACTCCTCGCCCGCCTTCCGAAGCCCGTTGTCCACGAAGCAGTCGACCAATGCCTTGACCATTGCCATGTGATGCTCCTATCAGGCGACCGTGAAGCCGCTGGCGTAGAACTTCTTGCCGTCCTGGATGTCCATGACGATCTGAGCCAGGATGCTGCCGGTCGTGGGGTTGGTGCCGTTGACGTCGTAGCGGGCGCCGAGGTAGCGCAGGCCGAGGCTTGCGATCTGCGGCGGGATGGCGACCACGTACTGCTTCCCGGCGGTCAGGCCGGCGAGCAGGACGTTCGTCTCCGCGAGGACGGTGTGGGACGAGAGGTTCGCGTTCGCCGACGAAACCACCTCGAGGTCGAGGCTGGTGAGCGTGTTGAACGTGGTCACGACGGTGAACACCATGTAGAGCTGGTGGCCCTCGCCGATGTCGCGAGCGGTGCCGAGGTCGATGGTGTCGGTGCTGTAGGCGTCGGCCGTGATGGCCTGGCCCGAGATGGCCGAGCCGGGGGTGTTGGACCCGGACACGGTGAGAAGGACGTCAGTAATCATTGTGGGTGTCTCCCTTCAGGAGTGTGCGGGTCAGCTGACTTCGGCTTCGGTGTTGAGGATGGAATCGACGCGACGGCAGGGGACGCCGAGGAACGACAGCCAGCTGTACGGCGTGCCGAACTGCGACAGGCCCTCGTTCACCTTGACGACCGCCTGGCTCTTGTCGAGCGCCATGATCGACAGGCCGCTGTGCACGGTCCGGTTCATGTAGAACGCGGCACGGCCCATCGCCATGTTCGGGATGCGGTACAGGCCACGCGCCATGAGGCGGATGAGGTTGCTGGCCGAGGTGGTCGCCTGGCCGTTCGACTGCGCGAGCAGGTCGGTCGTGTTGATGTTGCAGATGCGCACGACGTAGCGCCAGTCCTTCACGACCAGGCCGTTCTTCCACTGGTAGCGCGTGGAGTACGCCTGGAGCCGCGTGCCGTCCGAGTTGTAGACGGTCTGCTCGCCGAGATCCTCGTGCATGAGGCCGGCCGTCGAGCCCTTGGGGAAGGGGCAGTAGACGGTGTTGTCGCCCCAGACCACCAGGTACACCGAGGTGTTCGCGGTGCCCGAGTACGAGCCGCCGCCGGCGAGGCCGTTGAGGATGTTCACGCTGTTGTTGGAACCCGTGAGCGCCGAGTAGCGCGGGGCCAGCCCGAGGAACTGCTTCGGGTCGGTCGCCGGGTTGCCGTAGAACATCGTGCTCGCCATCGTCTGGTTCATCGCCTCGAGGAAGGCGGTGTCCTCCGACAGGCGGAACTGGGCGGTGTTGCCGTTCAGCATGGCGAGGTCCTTGTCGACCTCGCTGCGGGCCTCGAGGATGCCGCAGGCCTCGTCGACCTGGGCGGTCGTCGACTTGCTGTTCGGGATGCCCTGGTTGAGGGCGCGCCAGTAGACCTGGGGCAGGCCGGTGCGGATCACGACGCGCTCGCCGGTCGGGAGGTTGCCCTCCTTGAAGACGCAGTCCTCGAGGATCTCGTTCGACTGCGACAGGAGCTCGGCGATGATGGGCACGTTGCCCTCGGGATCGGTGCGCTTGGCCCAGTCCGCGAGGGTCAGGTTGGAAGTGGAGAGAGTTGCCATTGCTGTGGTTCCCTTGTTGGGTTAGGTGTTTGAGTAAAGAGCCTCGGCGAGGTCGGCGAAGCTGCGTGGCCCGGCCTTGGCCTGCGTGGCCGAGCCGGAAACCATGCGGTCCTCGCTGATCGCCTTGCCGGCTCGGAACATGAACCGGATGAGCTCCGGGTGGTTTCCGAGTCCGGTTTCGTTCAGCAGCGTGCGGAGTTCGGTGGTGCCGAACGCATCGAGCGCCTTCTTTGCAACGCCCAGGTTCTCCGACAGCTTCTCGCCGCCGAACTCTCGGTCGGACTTGGAGTTGTCGGCCCAGCCGTTGCGTGTGGCCTCGATCATCGCCATCTGGCGCTCGGCCATCTTTGGGCCGACTGCGTCGAGAAGGCGCTGCGCGGACTCCTGCGACAGGTTCAGTTCCTTTGCCACCTGCGAGTACGAGGCCATGACCTCCGAGTCGAACACTCGACCCTCGGGCGCCTTGAACTCGTAGGCTTCCGGCGCCTTGGGTGCCTCGGCGGGTGCCTTGGCCTCCTCGGCGGCGGCCGGCGCAGGTTCCTTTCCGGCAGGGGCCGCATCGGCGGCTTGCCGGTCCTGGGTCGCGGGAGCCTTCTGCGTGTTCCCGTAGAGCTTGTCGGCCGTCGCCGCCACGCTGTCCGGGGCCGTCGATGGTGCAGCTGCTTCAGTGATTGCCGCGGCTGTTTCCATCATCGTTGGTTCCGTCATCCTGGTGTTCCTTCATCATCACGTGGTACTGCTCGGGGCACGCGGAGTGGATGAGGCCGAGGAGCCTCAATCCGCCGTTCCGGTTCCCTTCCGCGAATGCCATCTGCATGGCGTTGGCCGCGAAGGTAGATCGGAACACACCCGCGTGGTCGAGAATGCGCCAGGCCATGCGCCTGCCGCGCTTCTGCGACATGAGCCACTTCACGTCGGCCTCCTCGTTCTGCCTGTCCAGGCGCTCCCTGAGCTCCTTGTCGGCTCGGTCGCGCTCTTGCCCGCGCAGGTCGAGGGGGTCGTAATTCGTGCTCATCGGCGAATGTAGTCCCGCGTTGGTTGCTTACGGGTACTGACCATCGACCTCGTTCACGGTGATGATCAAGGACGGCGTGGCCGGGCGGGTCGGCGTGGTCTGCGTCCCGGTGTAGGCCATCGACACCCCGGTCCCGTTGACCGACCAGTAGATCTGCGCGTACTGGCCCTGGTCGAGGTCCACGAAGAAGTTCCACGCCGCGACGAGGAACGAATTGCCTCCGGCGTGCTTCTTGAGGATGGTGACCATCGTGTTGGAGTTGGCGAGTGCGGCGCCCTGCTTGGCGAGCCAGATGCTGATCTCGCGCTCGTCGTTGCCGGAGTTCGCGAACTGGGCGCTGAAGGCGATGTTGTATGTCGCCGTGCGTCCGGCGGTGATCTTCGTGTTGTCGACCATCACGACGCCGCGTGAGATGTCGACGCTGTCGCACTCCATCAGCGTCTCGGTGTTGGCGGACGCCGGCTGGTTCGAGACGTCGTAGAACGACCCGATGTACGGCGCCCTCGAGAAGTACGTCTCGCTGCCGTCAGGATCCTTGACGCCGACGATGTCGCCCGATGCGTTGTCGTAGATCCACGGGAATCCCTGCTTCAGGAATCCCACGTCAGAGCTCCACCGGGCTCGGGGAGCCATACCCCGAGAACATGTTCGTGATGTCGGTGAGGGCGTTGTCGCCGCCTGTCGGCGACTGCGCCATGTTCTTGACCGTCTGCGACTGCTGCTGCATGACGGCCGCCTGCTCCTTCGCGGCCATCGCCTGCGCCCGCGCCTGGCGGATGAGCGCGACGTCCTTGTCCGCGATGATGAGCGCCGGGTCGATGCCGAGCATGTCGGCATACACGTCGGCCCACTCGTCCTGGTCGAACTTGTCGAGGATGTCGGGCTTCATCTGCGCGATGGCGCCGAGGTTCCCGACGAAGCGGTCGACGGCGTTCGTTCCGATGGCGCGCTGCGCCTGCGCCAGCATGGACACGAACTCGATGTTCAGGTCCATTCCCTGCAATTCCTGCGGCGCAGGCGGGACGATCCCGGCCTGCACCATGCGGGTGAAGGTCGTGTCGACGAGCGGGGCGAGCAGCTCGTTGTGCAGGCGCTCGAGCACGGGGCCGAGCATGATGAGCTTCTCCTCGTGGCGCTCTGCGACCTCGGTTGCGGTCATCCGCGTGTTCGGGCCGGCGTTGGCGAGCATCAGGAACAGGTCCGCGTAGAACGCGCCCCGCACGCGCTCGCGGCAGTCCATGATGTCGTTCAGGAGGTACTGGAGGTTGAGGTTCACCTCGAACGCGGTCTTGATCCCGTTGTTGGCCGCGCCGTCGTAGTAGGAGATCCCGCCCGGGAGCATCTCGATGTCGCGGTTCTTCATCGACGCCGGCACCTGGAGGGGCGGCTTCGTCTGGTAGTCGATGGCCTGCGCCTTGCGGAGCTGCTCGTGCTGGAGCTGCTTGACGTCGCCGAGCGCCTCCATGCCCGGGCTGTGGCCGTAGATGTCGCCGCCGACCACGGCCCAGCGGGGGACAACGGCCGGGAACTGCATGAACCCGCTCTCGCGCAGGAACTTGCCGTCCTCGCCGCCGACCTCGAAGTACCACGACCCGTAGGGCATGTTGCGCGAGTCGCGCTTGCCCATGTCGCGGTCTGCACGCGGCTCGATGGCGTGGATCACGGGCACCCACTGGTCGAGGGTGCCGTTCGAGTACATGTTCCGCACGGTGACGGAGCAGTTCTCGAGGCCGAACTCCTTGACGATCTGCGACACCGTCATGTCGAACTCGCGGTAGAGCGTGCAGACTCGGCCCTTGGCGTCGGTCGAGATGCAGTATTCGCCGCAGGTGAGCGGGTAGTGGTGGATGACCTGCTCGTAGTCCGGGAGCACGATGGACGCTGCGGTGCCGAAGGTGCCGAGCTCCTCGTACATCATGTGCAGCGAGCGGTAGGTGTTCGACTTCTGGAACACGCGCTGCATGCGCTTGGTGACGTCATCGAGCCACAGCTTGACCGGGTCGAAGGAGTTCAACTCAGGGTCTGGCGTGGCGAGCCGGAACCACTGGCGGGCCGGGCTCGTGGCGCCCGACATCATGCCGGCGCCGAGCGTGCGGAGCGCACGCGTCCCGGTGTTGTCGTAGATGTTGTTGTGGCGGCGCCAGCCCTTGTCTCGGTCCTGGCGGAAGTAGCGGCCGTTGCGCGGCAGGATGTAGGACGTGAGCTCCTGCCAGTGCGCGTACCAGGACGCACGCTCAGACTTGAGCTGGCCCCAGCGGGTGAACAGCTTGTCCCGCGTGGGCGCGTCCTCGTAGCTCTGGCCGTCGCCGACGTACTGGCTCACTCAGCCTCCGAGGAGCGTCTGGCGCCCCAGCTGGAGGTCTTGCGGGTTGACGCCCATCGGCCCGGTGAGCATGGTCGTTGACGGGCCGCCCTCGGCGCCCGCCTGCTGCATGATTCCAGCGACGTCCGGCTGTGCGCGGGTGGCGGCTGCCATCGCCTGCTGCGACTGACGCTGCTGGCTGCGTGCCTGCGCTGCGGTGGCTTCCTGCGCGGTGCGCTGCTCCTTCATTGCCTGCGCCTGCGCCTTCTTGCCGCTCTCGCCCGCCGCGATGGCGTATCCCGTGCCGGCGGCTGCGGTGGCCGCTCCTGCGGCTGCGAGCCCGGTCGCGAGCGTCGAGCCCGCGGCTGCGCCGCCTGCGATCCCGGCGAGGCCGCCGATTGCGGACGTGATCGCGCCGATGACCCCTCCGATGATCGAGCCAACGACATGCCGTTCACGGCGTGCGGCGAGGTCGCGGCGGCGGCGAAGCGAGTGTCCTTCCATCACGATCATTGCAGTCCTTTCGTGAACGTCCGTTCGGTGATCTTGTATCCAAGCCTCGTCAGGATGCGCTCTGCCGCGCTTTCCCCTTCGAGGACGATGTCCGACATGCAGATGACTTTCGCGCCTTGCTCCTTGGCCCAACGCTCGAATTCGAACAGGAGCCGCACCCCTTCCGGCCGGCCCCTGTGCTCCTCGTCCATCCACCACGCCGTTTCGAGGGCGATGCGGGTTCCGGGACTGAACCAGACGGGCTGGACAACAACCGCAAGGAAGCCGCGAACCACGCCGTCAATTTCCGCCACCCACACACGACCATGCTCGAAGATGGCGCCAATGGAGGCGCGCATGTCTTCGTGACTGGGCGAAAGTGCTGCTGCATAGCGGGTGCCTGCGAAGAACCGTTGTCCCATCGCGGCGATCACGTCGAGATCGTCCGCAGTCGCGAGCCTTACGGGCATGACTGTATTCCTCCCATCATCGGTTACGGGTACTCACCGCATCTCGGAGTACGGGTCGTAGTCCTTGGGCTTCGGGTCGAGCCGCTCGCGCACCTCGCGAGGCAGCATCTTGGCGACCGGGTAGGCGAAGGTGAGCGCGAGCGCGTCCGCGATGTCCGGGCTGCCGCCGCCCTGGAGCCGCTTCTTGATCTCGTCCTTTGACTCCAGGACGCGCTTGCCGACCGCGTCGTACCAGTACATCGGGGTCGACAGTTCCTGCTTGAGGGTCGTGTCCTGCGGGATGCTGCCGCCGTTCTCGAGCCATTCCTTGACGGCCCACCACATCTCGGTGCGCTTGTTGACGAACAGGTTGGGGAACGTGGCCTTGCCGCCGAATGGCACCTCGGTGACCTCGTAGCCGAGCTGGCGCAGGCGGTCGATGACGCCCGAGCCGGCGCCTGCGTCGATGAACACGGCGTCCGGGTCGCGGTCCTCGATGATGCTGGCGACGATGGCCGCGAGGTTCATGTTGTCGATCCCCTGCCGGATGACCGGGTCTTCCATCCGCAGTCCCTGGCGCAGGACGATGACGCTGCGGTCATCCCCGAACCGGGCCGGGTCGACGCCGATCACCAGCGGGAACTCGAGGACGTCCCCGTCCGGGTAGCGGCGGCTGGCGGCGGCGTCTGCCTCGGACAGGCTGATGAGCTGGTCATCGCCGGCGGCGCTGAAGTCGCAGAGGTACTCACGGGCGAACGCCTGCTCGGGCATGTCGCGCTGTAGGCGTGCGACCTCCTCGGCGTCGAGCGCGTCCGTGTCGTGGACCGTGTACCTCGCCGCATACCAGTCGGGCAGGGAGCCTGCCCGGTAGAACAGCTCGCTGAACAGGTTGATCCCGGCGGGGGTGCCGATGAACATGGCCCATCCCTTGCGGTCGGAGAGGGCGGGCTGGAGGATGTCGTTCCAGACCTCGGGCTTGATCTGCGCGACCTCGTCGATGACGCAGCCGTCGAGGCGCACGCCGCGGAGTGCGTCAGGGTTGTCGCCGCCGAACAGGCGGATCGTGGCCTTGTTGTGCTTGAACGTGACGGCCAGGTCGGCCTCGTTGATCTCGATGGCGGCGGTGCGGATGAACGGGTCGAGCTTCTGCTTCAATCGCGCCCAGGCGATGGCCTTGGCCTGCTTCAGGAACGGGGCGACGTATACGAAGAACCCCAGTTCGTCGGTGAACTTGACCGCTCGGTGCATGAGTTCCATGAGCGCCAGCTCGGTCTTCCCGGCGCGTCGGTGCAGGGCGAGGACGGTGAAACGGCGGCGCTCGAGGTGGCACTTGCGCTGCCACGCCCTGGGCTCGTATCCGAGCCGGATCGTCTCAGGCATCCGGGACGCCGGTGATGACGTTCAGGACGATGCCGCCGCCGTGGTCAAGGCTGACGCGGTCGCCGTAGACCTTGGGCAGGACCTTGGCCAGGAGCCACTTGCGGGTATCGACCATGAGGCGCTGGTGGGCGACTGCGCCGGAGTCGTAGCGCCCGTCCGGGGTGAGCGGCGGTGGCATGTCGGACAGGGTGACGATCTCCTCGGCCCATCGGTGGGCCTGGGCAATCCTCGCTTGTGCGTATTTCGCAGCAAACCCGTTGATGTCACTGATGTGCCAGTTCCTGACCGTCTGCTCGGGCGGCATTCCCGGGG